AAAGAAAAACAGAAATTGCAGAAGCTGAAAAGGCATTAGAAGAACAAAAAAGGGCACAGAAAGAAAAAACATTTAATGATTTAGTTTCAATAGCAGGAGCAGAGAGTAAATTAGGAAAAGCAATATTAGTTGCAAAACAGGCATTGGCATTAAAAGAAATGATAATGGAAATGAAATCAACTTTATTTTCTGCAAAGCAAACTGTTACTAAAGCAACTTTAAAAGGTACAGAGGGAGCAGCAGATAGTGCAGCAGGTTTGGCAAAAACATCAGCAGCATTGCCTTTTCCTGCTAACATACCTTTAATTATAGGATATGTTGCTCAAGCAGTTGGAATAATTGGTGCAATTAAAAGTGCAGTAGGTCAAGCAAAATCAGCAGCATCATCAGTTGGTGCATCTGGTGGTGGCACAGAAATATCTACTCCCACAGCATCAATAGGATCTGCACCATCACTACCTCCAGATTTAACATCAGTAAGTGGAACAGGAGAAAATCAACTTGCAGATATTATTGCAGGTCAGAATCAGCAACCTATCCAAACCTTTGTTGTAGCAAGTGAAGTTACTACTGCTCAGAGCTTAGAAAGAAACATTGTAGATGGTGCTACATTATAAATACAAAAAACAAAATTAAATTCGTTATAATATTATGAGAATAGTAGAATTAGTGCTTGATGAAGATCAAGAAATGTCAGGGATTGAAGCAATATCTATTGTTGAATCACCTGCTATAGAAGCAGATTTTGTTGCTTTAAAAGCTGATGAGATAAAATTAGCAGAAGTAAACAAAGATAAAAAGATTTTAATGGGTGCATTGTTAATACCTAACAAACCTATTTTTAGAAACTCAGATGACCAAGATGATTACTACATTTATTTCTCAAAAGATACAGTTGAGAAAGCATCTCAGCTATATTTAAAAAATGGCAATCAAAACAACTCAACATTAGAGCATCAACATGCTTTAAGTGGTTTGACATTAGTTGAATCATGGATTGTTGAAGATGCAAAATATGATAAATCCAGGAAATATGGAATGAATGTTCCTGTAGGTACTTGGATGGGATCAGTCAAAGTCAATAATGATGAAGTCTGGAATGAATATGTAAAGACAGGAAAGGTAAAAGGATTCTCAATAGAGGGTTATTTTGCTGACAAAATGGAAAGACCAAAAGATTCTGTAGGATTATCTAAAGATGAAAAATTAATTAACCAGATTAAAAAAATATTACAATCATGATGACACCTTATAAATTTGGAAAAATACTTAGTAAACTTCCTAAAGAAAAAACAGAATTATCAAAAATACAATTATCTAAAATGCAAGACTTAGAAGATGCAATTAGTACAGCTTCTATGATGGAGGGAGCATTTCAGGATGCTTATGATGATGCACAGGTTTTAGTAATTAAAGCATCAGACATAATTAGATTTGATTGGTCAGATGCAATTACAGAAGCAGAGGGTGCTTTACAAGAACTAGAAATTGCTTTTAAAGAATTAGGGGTTGATGAGCCAAGCGAAGTAACTCAATATAGAAAACAACTTGAAGAATCTGAAAATGAAAGAATCATTGCAGATAAAAAATTAGATGGAATAGGAAAATAATAAAAATATAAAAATGAAAAATAATAATTTAGAAAAAATTTACAATAAACTTCCAAAAGACCAAACTCTTTTAAAAGCAGAATTAGCCAAAGTTGAATTAGCAATAGCTGATGACATTAAAGGACTTGTAAGTCAAATCAAAGCTAAAATAGGTGACTTAAAAAAAGATGAAAAAATAGTAGCTGATTTTAGAAAAAGACTTACACAAATGTACAAAGATGGTGAAAAACTTGAGGGTCAAATTTTAAAAAGATCACAGTCTGGAGACAAACTTGTAGACAAAGCAATTAAATTAGAAAACAAAGCAGAAAAAGCAGCAAAAGACTTAGGTGTTTCACCAAGTAATATTGGAGGTTTTGATGAACTAAATAAACTTTGGGGAGACTTAGAGGTTGGAGCAGGTATTGTACAAGATGACCTGAAACAAATGTTTATCTAATGAATAGAAAAATCACAAGTTACATTCCTGCTAGAAGTAGTCCAAGAGGATCTACTAGGGCATGTTTATGTAAAAATAAATTAACCTATTCTAGAGACTGTTGTAATCAGGATATTATGAATCAGGGCATTGGTGTAGTAACCAAAATAAGTTAAAAATACAAAATCAAAATTTTAAATCGTTATACTATATATTATGAAAAATCAAGAAATGATAAATCAAATAAAAACACTTTTAAATCTTGAAGTTAAACTTGAAGAACAAAAGTTGGAAAATGGAACAGTTATAGAAGCTGAATCATTTGAAAAAGGAAAAGAAATTTTTATCAAGACTGATGATGAGAAAGTTGCAATGCCTGTAGGTGAGTATATCCTAGAGGATGGCAAATTACTTGTTGTTAAGGAAGAAGGAATTATTGATGACATGAGAGACCCATCTGATGGAGTACCTGCAAAAGAAGAAGCAGAGAAAGAAAAAGAAGATGGCTATAAAAAAGAAGAAACAGAAGATTTAGAGGAAAAGAAAGAAGAAGAAATGGATGAAGAAGCTGATGTAGCAGATTGGAAAGGAATGGAGATTCGTATCAAAAACTTAGAAGATGCAATTTCTGATCTTAAAAAGGACAAAGAATCTAGAATGGAAGATGAAGAAGAAGTAGAAATGGAATCATCTAGACAACCTAAATCAAGAACAATAAAAGAAGAATTTTCTGAAGCTGCAGTTGAGCCAATCAAACACAGTCCAGAAGCATCTTTTGGAGAGGTTAAACAAAGAGTATTTGCAAAAGCAAAATACAAAACAACTTTAGAAAGAGTTTTATCAAAATTAAATAAATAAATAAATTATAAAAAAATGGCAACATTCAAATATTCATCAAATGATGTAAATCGTAACAGACCTGTGCAGGATTCTTTAGTAGGTAACAAAGCTATTTCAGTATCTGATGCAGGTGCAGATCAAAATTCAAGTGGTGGGTCACATACTCACACACTACCAGAACTAAATTCTAACTATGTAGGTTTAACTTACAGATTCAGAAATTTAGGAACAGGAGGAACTCATGGACTAACATTAGACCCTCATGCAAATAACAAGATTATAGGATCTTTTACTTTAGCTGATTCAGTAGTTTCAGCAGCAAGTAATGGAGCAGGAGCAAATGGAAAACACATAGTAAATACAGCAGGTACTTCTAAAAAAGGAGATTGGGTTGAGCTATGTGCAGTATCATCAACTGAGTGGGCAATTTGTGGCTCTCAGGGAATATGGGCATTTGAAGCATAAATTAATAAAAATTAAAAATTAGAAAAATGAATAATAGAAAAATTGAATTAGCAACTGCAACAAATATCACTACTACTTATGCAGGTGAATTTGCAGGTGAGTATATTGCTGCAGCTTTATTAAGTGCTTCCACTATTGATGATGGAGGTCTTACTGTAAAACCAAATATTGCTTACAAAGAAGTAATTAAAAGATTGGACACAGGTGCAGTAGTATCTGATGCTTCATGTGACTTTAATCCAAATTCTTCAGTATCTCTGACAGAAAGGATTATTCAGCCAACTGAGCTGCAAGTCAATCTTCAATTATGTAAGAAAGATTTTATTAATGATTGGGAAGCTCAATCTATGGGTTATGGAATGGGTCAAACACTTCCTCCTAAGTTTAGTGACTTTATGATTGCTCATGTAGCAAATCAAGTTGCACAAAAAACTGAGCAGACTATCTTTTCAGGAGTAGCTGCAAATGCAGGAGAATATGATGGATTCCAAACTCTTATGACTGCTGATGGTAACATCCCTGCAGGTCAGGACATTGCTGCAGTAGGTGGTGGTGTTAATGCAGGAAATGTAATAGCAGAACTTTCTAAAGTAGTAGATGCAATCCCATCTGCACTTTATGGAAAAGAAGATTTATTTATCTACATCCCTAGCTCTATTGCTAAGCACTATGTACAAGCTCTTGGTGGGTTTGCTGCAAATGGTTTAGGAGCAAATGGTGTAAATGCACAAGGAACACAATGGTGGAACAATGGGTCACTTACTGTGAATGGTGTAAAAATCTTTGTTTGTCCAGGAATGTCTGATGACCATATGTTTGCTGCTCAAAGAAGCAACTTATACTTTGGAACAGGTTTATTAAACAACATGCAAGAAGTGAAAGTTTTAGACATGCAAGACATAGATGGAAGTCAAAATGTAAGATTCGTAATGAGATTTACTGCAGGAGTTCAATATGGAATTTCTGAGGATCTTGTTTACTACTCTTAATAAATTAAATTAACCTTAAAAAGAGGTAAGTGGGATTAAACTTACTTACCTTTTTTTTTAAATAAAATAAAAAATTATGGCATGTGCATTAACAACAGGAAGAAAAGTACCATGTAAATCAGCATTTGGTGGAATTAAAACAGTATATATGGCAGATTTTCCTGTCACAGCTACTATCAATGCAGACCAAACAATAGATGCTTTCACAGGAAGTGTAGATTGGTTTCAGTTTGATTTAAAAGGAAATTCTTCATTAGAAACAACAATTACAAGTTCTAGAGATAATGGAACAACATTTTATACACAGACTTTAAATATGACATTAACATATTTAGACAATGCAACTAAAAATGAATTACAATTAATAGCTGTCGCAAGACCTGTTATAGTTGTAGAAGATTACTATGGTAACCAATTTTTATGTGGTTATGAAAATGGAATGGAAGTGACAGGTGGCACAATAGTCACAGGAGCAGCAGCAGGAGACCTATCAGGATTCACATTAGTGATGGAGGGTCTTGAAGAAACTGCACCCTACTTTGTAGATGCAGGAATAGTATCTGGAGCATCAGCACAAATCGTACCTAATTAGAAACTCATTCTAATTAATCTTAAAGAAGCACTCTATATGGGTGCTTTTTTTATTTTTACAAATAAAGTTTTTTAATTCGTTATATAAGTATGATTGTA